GTTTGATTACGTCTGGTACGAACTACCAGCGTTTGTCTAACCTATCGAGCTGCTAAGGTAATAGGACTGAGTCCTCCCCCTACCCCATCCGCGCCTGGTGATTAGGCGGCAGAGACCAATTGTGATGAGGACGCGGACACAGAGGGTTTGCAACCCTAGGGTACGCAGAGCGTGAGCCCAATTGTCGTAAGACAAGAGTGGAAACACTCCTCAACATGAGACAAGTATCCTGTAAACTAAGCATACCCAGACAAACGTCAAGGTACACCGAGTCCCACGGGGATAGAAGAGGCCTGATATTACTAATGATATGCAAAGTTTACAGAAGAAAGGTTTGTTATCCTTCATGTAACCCTACACACCGTAGCTCTAACAAAAGGTCGCCTCAAAGGGAATAGACTAGCTTATCAGCTACGCTTGAAACTTGAGGACATTGACTCACAGCCTGCTCCTGTCTTACGACAAAAGAGGGGTCAGGGTCTCACTAAATGCAAATCTAGTGAGGCCTGCCAAACCATATCACACTCCGTCTAACATATTTCTATGATAAACTTCGTGCGTATGTTCCATGTTTCGCAACCAACGTTCATGCTTCCAGAGCACCCGCTTTTCCGGTCACTTGATTGGACTAGAATAGAGGCTGGGCAGTATGCCGTAGTCGATCCGGTATCTACCGGAGCAATCCTGTACGTATCGTACCAAGATTACCTTGTACTTGTCCGTGTGGCTTTGTCTAACAACTTTACGTTGAAAGTCTTAGCTGCACCTGGAGAAGCCAAACCGACCGTCCCTGAACCTAACGGCTCTACATCTTCTGACCCTAACTCTCAAAATTCCCCCCCTTTAACCGACCCTGCAACTAATGATATCCTAATGGACTTCTTCTTCCCGAAAGGGACGAAGAAGGTTGCAGTGTCACGCCGTAGAGGACATACATTACGTACGTTGCTTACCTCCCCACTTACCAGATTTACTGATAGTGAGACCGGTGAAGCAGGAACTCTGATGGTTAAGCTGACTGATGGAAACATCATTCAGTGGCTCACCATGTGGCATAATCGCCTACATTGGTGGAGCCGGTCAACTGTCCCTGGTAT